AATCGCTGCCTGTGGCAAAAGCGAGAAACGTGGCGCGGGCGGCTTCGTTGATGCGCGTGCGCAGCAGCATTTCGGCATAGGCCCGTTGCTGCAAATCAATGGTCAGCGGCTCGCTTTCCAGTTCCAGCGTGGCGGTAATGGCGGTGCGGATATGCTCGGGGCAAAGCGCAATCAGCTTTTGTTTTTCACGCTCAAAAATGGCTTCAAAGCTGATTTCCTCTATGGCTTGCGGCGCGGGCAGTTGGCTTAAATCAATTTCTTGCTGCATGGCTAGGCTTCAATAATGTAGTCTTGCAGGTTGCCGTTCAGGCTGCCTGAAAGCTGGATTTGCACGGCAAGGCTGCCGTTTTGCGGGACAACTTGGGTTTGCGCGTGCTCTATCTGATAGCGCGGCTCCCAGCGTGCGATGGCAAGGACAACGGCGGCATTGCAGCGCAACAGCGTGATGTCGTTGAGCGGCATGTCCAAAAGCTCGGGCAGCAGGCTGCCGTATTCCTCGCGCTCCACGCGCGTGCCGATGCGGGTAAACAAAATATTGCGGATGGATTGGTGCACATGGTCAATCAGGCTGATGTGCCGTCCGTTGCGCTCGTTCATCATTGCGGGCTTCCCGTTGTGCCGCCGCTGTCGCCACGGTGGATGTGCAAATGGACAATAACGCCGTTGCTGGTCAGGTTGCCTTGGGTGTGGTTCACATCGCCTGTTATGTTGGCAGCCGCGCCGCCTTGGCTGTTGCTGCCCGCCAAGCCTGCAAGGAAAGTGAACAAGCCTTGCACAATCACTTCGCCTGTAAACGTGGCTTGGGGCGTGTCAAATTCAATGCTTTGGCTGGCTTCAATTTGGATGGTTTTTGTGCCGCTGATTTTCAGGCTGCCTGAGTGGTGGTTGTAGCTAAATTGAGCGTTATCGGGGAAGCGGATAACCGTTTCATCGGGCGAAGTGCTCGGCTGCGGATGCTGGTTGGAAGCCAGCCCGCACAACACTAAGCCGTTGGCAACTTCGCCGCTGGGCGAGAGCACAAGGCAGTTCTCGCCCACGCTCGGCACGCGATGCACCGAAACGCCGCCCGCAAACGGCACAAAATAAGGCAGCCAATCGGTGAGCAAATCGCCATGCTGCACACGCACCAAACCGCGCGCGGCATCGGCTTGGGCGATGTTGCCTTGTTTGAGCAAGTTGGCAATCAGGCGGTTATGGCTGGCGGTGGTGGGCGTGGTCATGGTTGCTCGGTAAAAAAGAGTGGTTTGATTATGCGCGATGCGCGAAACAATGGCTTGCGCGCTTTGGATTGAGGGGGCGGTTTAGGTGTTTCAGGCTGCCTGAATCAGGTGTTTGGATTGAGATGCTCTTTCAAGATGTGCTGGATAAGCTGCAAATCGCCCTCGGAAAAACCCAGCAACGTGCGCTCGGGTCGGGTTTTTGCGCCGTATTGGTGGGCGGCGGCGATGTAGCCTGTTAAACCGCTCAAAAAGCCAATCGCCGCTTCATGGCTTTGCGCCTTGAGCCTGAGAAATTTGTATTGGTGGATTTTGCGGAACATTTGTCTGCGGCGACCGTCGCCCGTGGGCAGGTAGATTTTGTTTTTGTGTGCCTGAAAAGTGGCATGGGTGTGGTAGTCGTAGCCGATGTAGTAATCGCCGTAGTCGTGGATGGTGCGATAGCGGTGCAGTTTGCCTTTGTATAAAAAGGTTTGCTCAACGCCGATGCGGCGGGGTTTC